AGCCCACAACTGATGGCTTTTCATCAGCAGTCATGATGCCGCTACTATCCAAGTAGGCAATTTGAAAAGCCGTTGCTAATTTAACGGCCTTCTTTCGATATTCCAGTTCTTTTTCAAAATCAACAAAGTCATAGAGGTTTCTAATAAACATATTGATAGCTAATTCTGCTCTAGCTCGTAGCTTTTCAAAATTTTCGACCTCATCAAAACCAAGTTTTTCAAACTCGTTTTCAGTTAGATAAGCGATTTTAACCACCTCCATAATAAAAAGGCGGTGTATTATCCGCCTTCTAGTTTATTCCTCGATTTCGTAACCGAGATTAAGAAACGCTGAAACAGCAACATCATTAGTAGCTGTAAAGCTAACGCCATCTTTCGTCAAGATAACGCCGTTTACTGTTGTTTCTTCGTTCTTCTTAGCTGCTGCCATAGTTACCCCCTATTAGGCTGATTTGTGGACGTAGATGGCTTTCTTCTTGTTTTCCAAAACGAAAGCGTCGTAACGGATACGTCCTTCAACAAGTTTCCCGTTAATTCCTGGTGGGTTATCGTGAATCTTGTAGTCTTCAAGTTTAACTGGTGATGTAGTCGCTACTGGGTGAGCAATGATGAACTCAACACCTTGTGGAAGGCGGCCCGGTGTAAGAACAACTGGCATGCCGTCAATCATACCAACTTGACCATTGATTGTGATTTGTTGTCCAAGATCTGACTGTTTAACAAATGCTGGATCAAGCTTGATAAGTTTGTAGAATTTAGAAGATACGTGAAGCACGCGCCCAGCAGTTGGAACAAATGCCTCTGTAAGCTTGATTTGACCGTCAAGCACTGCTTCATAAGCGTTGTCTTTAGTAACCGCCGCTGTAACGATATTATCTGTGTCAGCACCGCCTGCAATAGTTGCGAATCGGTAAGTGTCAATCTCTGGGATAACAACTTCTGAAAGTTGACGGGCAAGAGCTTTACCAGCTTCCATAACACCGTTAGTGTCTTGTTCTGATTTCTTGTCAATAGTGAAAGTGAATGAGCGGTCTTTCTTCAATACCATTGTTTGAACAGTATTACCGAGTTCATCTGCTGTACCGTAACGATTGACACCGCTAGTTGTGTAGTCGTTCATTTGTGATGTAGGAACAGAATACACCTTAACTGTGTCAACACCAGTAAAGTCGAAATCTTGGTTAATGATACCAGTTGAAAGAGCTTCTTTTGTGAAGCGTTCATCAACCTTGTTGTCAAATTTCTGTGCGTAGTTAACAACCATGTTTTAAATACCTCTTTTCTTTTTATACGCTGTCAAAGCCTTCAAATAGAGCTTTATCTTCTGCGCTAATATCTTGCCCAGCATCCGCCGCCGGATTGCCTGGAACAGTGATATTTGGGTTTTGCGGCTCGCTTTGAGCTTGAAAGAGGTATGGGCTTGTTTCTCTTAGACCGTTGATAGTTTCTTCTAGGACTGGTTTCCCGTCCTCACCTAGTTCAATCTTGTCTAGGTCAATAAACTTCATAAGGTCCTCAGAGTTATAAGCTCCTACGTCCTTCAATGCCAAAGCTACCGCATTAGTTTTTTTAACTTGGGCAAGGTTAGCTTCATTCTCGGTCTTGTAAGTGTCAAATTGAGCTTGTAGGTCCGCTAATTGTTGCTTAGCTTCTTCACTTGCTCCCTCTTTAGCTTTCAAGTCTTCGAGTGCTTTGCTTTGTTGCTCAAGTTGCTGTTTAAGGCTGTCGTTTTCAGCTTGTAGCTCGGACTTAGCTTGTGATTTAGCGTTCTCAATACCTGCCCCGTACGCTTGCATGATATTGTCAATCACACTTTTATCTGTGATACCAGCTTCAACTAACATGTCACGTTTTAAACTCATGTCTAAAACTCCTTTGTTTTACGTCCGGTGGACTGTATTTGCCTAGTTTTACGACATTCGACAGGTCATGATAGTCTAGTTCCTATCAGTCAAGATGTTGGATCACCAGCTTTCTTTTTTTTGTTGCTTTCGCAGTTCGATTTCTGCTTTAGCTTGGTTGAATGGGTCATCATAATACCTCTCTCTCGAATAATCTCGATATAGAAACGGGTATTGTCTCAGATAGTCCCTCATGGCAGCTTGCTGCTTTCTAACTTGCCCCTTGTACTTGCTTATAAGCTCGTCATCCTCTAGCTTGTTAGCAACATGAAGCAACTCTTTAGACTTTCTGATAGAGCGTTCTATAGCTCGTTGCTTAGCTTGAGCGTTAGCGTTTTCTATAGCTTGCTCTGGCGTTAGGTCCTTTAGGTGTTCCGGTAAGTCCGGCTTATAGTTAGCACCAACCACAAACGGTGTTATCTCATGGCGGCAGTTAATACCGAGACAGCCGCCTGCACTACCAAAACCATAATCAGATAGCGAATAGATGCGTTCGCCTTTCTCGGTCCTAGCTGGCCCATGCGTAACTATTTGATGCTGCAAAGGGGCGCACATTTCACGGGCCGTTGACTTCATCGAATAATAGAACGTATCGATGCCTACTTCCTCAGCCGGCGCCATTCTAGCTTCACGATAGACACGCCATGATGTCGAGCGGATAACTGTTCTAGCGTAAGTGTCAGCTCTCCACCGTTTCCCTTGCTTATCAGTGAAACCATAGAAACCCTTATCTGCCCATTTCATCACCGTAGTAGATACGGCTTGAGTGGGGTTCATTACACCAGTGACAACCTTGGCAACTGTTTCCTCGACTATGGACTGATAGACCTTCCTGACGCTGACTGGCAGCGTGGTATTGATAAGGTTGTTGATATCCCCCATGGTCTGATTGACGTAGTTAGCTAGATTTATCTGGATAAGATTGTTATCCACAAAATCACCACCACCCATTGAATCTAATAGCTGGGTTTTAGTGTCCTTATATATCTGGTAGCCTTCATTTTGAATGACATAGCGTAACTGCTGCTCAGCTACTCCAGACCTCTCAGCGATGAGCTTGATATTCTCGTCGTTGAGCAAGCCCATTTCACTCATTTTCTCGATTTGCCAGATATAAGGGTTATCCTCAAGGCTAGCACTGCCACGCTCTCTGATTCGGTCAACAACTTGGTCGAATAAGTCCATTGTCATTTGATGATAGATGTCAGCGACACGGCTAGCGTCTAGCATTAGCTGCTGATCATTTAGCTTGATTGGTTTCTTATCCGCCATAGGTTATCACTCCCCGTAAATCGACTTATCTTCTAGGCTTCTATCATTGTTAGCTTCTTCAATAGTGTTGCCGTTGATTTCTGCTTTGATTGCCTTGGCTTCCTCTGGTGTTACGTTAAGCACCTTTTCAATGGCCATTGTGTCAGTTCCAAAGCCTGCGTTAACTACCTTAACCCAGTAATCAAGCTCTGCGTTTCGGTCAGTGAATACCCCATCATCTAGGTTAACGCTGATAGCGTCCATATCTGGGATTGTGCCACTGTATAGACCGTAAGCTTTGGCAAGTTCTAGCATTGAAATGATTAGCTCTCTTAGTGATTGCTCGACTAATGAAACAATGCTGTTGCGCATTTGGTAGGTGTCCGAGTTCTCGCTGACAATCTCTGTCGCTGTCTTCATGCTCTTGCCGTCGAATGTGAACATGCCGGCTGACACACCTAACTGCATTTCAAACAAGCTTAGACCCTCATTGATAGCCTTGATATAGTCTTCTGCTCTGATAGGCGTTGTAAGATCTGTAATCTTAACACCACCGTCAATGTCGTTGCTTTCGAATTGTTCATAGACATTCTGGCCTACTTCAAATTGATGTCGGACAACAACCTTGTCGCCTTCTTCGGTATAGATAGGCTTAATCAGTTGAGCAGGAACAGCAACGCGGCGCTGCCCCATTTTAACT